ACGCCCTGAACGATCCGCCCTCCATCGACAAGGTCGCCGTTTCTATCGGCATCCAGCATGTCGGCTTCGAGCAATTGCAATTGCAAGGGAACGTCGAACCCGTCGCCTGGCCTGCGCGGCCGGCGGCGCAATAATACCTCGCCCGCTTCAATCATTTGCCGACAGGCAAGGGTCTGCAGTCCGAGAAAGTCGAGTTGGCCGTCGGCGTCACATTGCGCCGACCAGTTCGCCCAGAGCTTGTTGGCCTGGGCGTCGATTTTCTCGTTGCCGCTGGCTGCGCGCGGAATAATGCCGGAGCCTACGATATTGTTGACGAGCGCCGAGACCGCCTTGGCGGCATGGGGATTGTTGCGCACAAGGTCGCGCATACGGTCGCGGAGCAGGGCGCCGGCAATGGCGACCTCGGCATCGGCCGATGTGGCGGACGTTCGCCAGCCATCGGTGCGACGGCCTTTTGCAGCGCCGTCATAACCACGCATAATCGTCTCAAAGCTCTGGCGGGCAAGAACGCGCTTTAACGCGGTGCGCGGCGCAACAGCGCCGATAGCACGGTCTAACCAGGGCAGACCGGACATTACCGGTCGCCTCTTGAGAAACCGGCATAGCCTGCGAGCGGCAACGGCTCTGATGCGTCAGCAGCCATCTCCCGCTCAATCGTGCGGATGCGCGACAGAAGATCCACCGCTGCGCCATATTCAACGGTCTTGCCGTCATAGCTGACGCGCAGCGTTCCTGAGGCATAGGCGCGCTTCAGGGCATCGAGTTCGCTCTGTGTCCAACTCATCGGAGCCAGCCTTTATCTTTGACCCCAAGCCAATCTGTCCGGCGTTTGCCGCCAGATGTTGGTTGTCGCGCCAGAATGCCGGCGTCTGGGGACTGGGTGTGTGTTTGCAAAATATCGGCGGGCGCAATGCCCACCTGGTCTTCAAGATCGCGCCACTTCTCATCGGACCAGCGATCGGCGCCTGCAATCCATGCGGCGGCTCGCGCATAAACACGGCAATCGAGAACCTCGTTTCGCTCTCGAAGTTTCTGCCACTCCAGCCGCTGAAATCCGCGCTTGGTCTTGATGGTGATCAATTGTTCGGCGACCAATTGCTTGATCCACTCGGCTTCCAGGCCGCGCGGCAGATGCACAAAGCCTGCCGGGTATTGTGCGCCGCCGGTAATTTCTTCGTCGGTCGGTCGATTGAGCCTTAGAAACCGATAGGTCTCGGCTTTGAAGGTCGAGACCGCGACGGTCCAAATCCGGGCGCCGCGCCGCAGCTTGCGGCCATTTTCGGTCACATCCACAAAACTTGGTCCGACAATGGGTGCGGTCCGGTTGAACCCCTCGACGCCTTTGACCGGCGCCACCTGACCCTGTCCAACCGCGCGGACCCACGCATAAACGGCAGGCGATTCATATCCGGTGTCGATGCTGAGCTTTGCTAATCCCAAGCGCGCGCCGTGCGCATGCGGCCAGGTGCGATCGAGCAAAGCTGAAAGCGCTGTCCACGTGCTCGCGTGCTCGGGTCCACCCTCGATAATGATGTGGTCGATGAACCAGCTGGTAAGACCGCGCCCCCACGCCCAAACCGAAACCTCGATCCGATCCTTCTGGACGTCTGCGCCGGCGGTTAGAAACAGGCCGCCTGAAGGAATAGTGCCGAGTTGCCATTGCTCGCGACGCTCATAGAGCCGCTGCCAATCCGGCGCCTCACCTGTCTCCATCCAGGTCTCGCCCAGCATGCTGTTCTTGAAACTTCGTTTGGCCTCGTCCGTTGCCTGTGCCGCCTCCCATGCGCGGGCGATCTCCACCCAGGACAGCCAACCCACCGGCGAATACAACGCCGATAGATGAAACCCGATGGTGCTAGGATCCGTCGATGCCGCGGTTGCGCGCCACTCGCCCTGTTTGAGCATGGCGGTTTTGTGGTGCTCCTCGATTTCTCCATCACAAGCATTACAGCGATACCTCGCCGTCTCTGGCTTTGCCTTCTCCCAGCGCAAGCGCTCGAACTGAAGCCATTGGCTGTGATCGCAATGCGGGCAGGGCACAAAGAAGCGCTGCTGATCGGACGAAAGAAACTCCCGCTCGATCCGGGAAAACCCCTGAATTGTCGGCGTTGAAGCCAGAAACACTTTCGAGCGCCAGGAGAACGTGCGTGTGCGCGCCTCTGCCAGTGCAACGGGATCGCCTTCCTCGTCAGCGGAAGGGGGATAGGCGTCGACCTCATCGAGAAACAAATAGCGCGCGGGCATCGAGCGAAGACCGACAGCGCTGTTGGCACCCGTCATGACCAGCAATCCCGCTGGAAATTCCTTCGATAAAACCGTGTTGCCGGCATCGCGCGAGCGCGAGGGTTTTACCCGGGCGCGCAGAATCGGACTCTCCTCGATCAGCGGATCAACGCGCTGGCGCGAGAACCGCTTCGCCAATTCCACAGTCGGCTGCACGCAGAGCATGGGCCCGGGTGCATGATGGATGACGTAGCCAATCCAGTTATTGCCAGCTTCGGTGGCGCCCACCTGAGCCGCCTTCATGAACACCACACGCCTTGTGGCTTGCGAGGGCGAAAGTGCATCCATGATCGCGCGCATATAGGGCGTGCGGTCGGTGCGGTAGCGGCCGGGCTCAGCAGACGCCCTGGGGCTCAGCATGCGGTGTTGGTCGGCCCATTCAGAGACGCTGAGTGTGGGGTCGGGCGTCAGTCCATCGCGCCAGGCGGTTACGAATTTCTCGCCGCCGTCAAAGTCGCTCAGCTCATCGGAACTCTGGTTGGACCTCGGCAAGATCTGCGAGGTGTGATCGGACATGGGCTTCCAGAACCTTCTGCATCTGATGCGCCTCGACGCCGAGTTCCGCTGCCATCAAGGCCGCAACGCGTACTGGCCAGTTGATCCAGCCATCGCGTTCTTCACGCGCAAGACGAAACACCAGTGCGGTTGCCCTTGGTCGATCCACGAGCTCACCCTTCATCCGCTGCAGCCGCAGACGCGCCAGATGCGCCTTGGCTATCTCATGGGCCGTTCTAGCCTGAACAAAGGTGACGTTCCCACTCGCGGGTAGTCCCTGTTCCCTGAGTGTTTCACGCACCGAGCCTAAGGCTGAACTGGCAACTGGTTTCAGCTTTTGTTGTTTGGGTTTGTCGCGCGCCGGGTCAGTGGTGCGCTCCCAAGCGGTGTCCGCCTTGGCGGGATCGACGGTGCCATCGGGTTCCAGCGTTATCCGTCCAGCTGTGGCCGCGCGGAGCACCGCAACATGGCTCACGCCGCGAAGCCGGGCATAGGCGCGGATTGATAATCCCATGATCGACGGGCCCCAGAGAAAGCAATTTGATTGCGTGCTTATCGACTTGGCTTCAGCGCGAAGTGAAGCATTCATGCGTTCATCAAGAACGGAGATTGCGATGAACGCCGCCAACAGTATCACGGGCAAAAACATAAAGGCCATTGATGCCTTTATTGCCAGGAAGACCGAGATAGACGCGATGCTCGAACGTCTCCGGGCTCTCAGCGAGGACCACTTCAACGTCGCACCAGATGATATTGACTGGGGCCACGTTGGAACGCTGGCCGATTACGTCGAGCTTCTCAAGCGCATCACCGATTGCGCCTTCAAGGAAGGCGAGCAGGCCGGTTAACGCCCTGCTCGGACCGCTCTCGCCCCGACAGGTCCGCCCCTCGGGGCTTGGGCCCGTAGCAGGGCTCCGATGGTCGTAGCCCGCTTTATCGAAGGGTCCGCACCATGTCCCAGCTCTCCGACACCCAGCTTGTTATTCTCTCTACTGCCGTCCAGTGCCCAGACCGCTGCGTCCTGCCGCTGCCCGACCGCCTCAAGGGAGGTGCCGCCAGCAAGGTGGTCAACAGCCTGATTGGCAAGGGTCTTGTTGAAGAGGCCAAAGCCAAACGCGGCGAATTGATCTGGCGCGACACCGGCGACGGACACGGCGTTACGCTCGTTGCAACCGATGGCGCCTTCGCCGCGCTCGGCATTGCGCTCGCGTCCGACCCCGCATCAGCCGGTCGTTTGGCGGTCGCAGTCGATGATGGCCAGATGATTGGGGGCACACCTGCCGATCAAGGTACCGCTGCCGTGATGGTCGATGACCGCGCCCATAAGGATGGCGCTGCTCCGCGCACGCGCGCTGGGAGCAAGCAGGCAAAACTGATCGAGATGCTCAAACGCCCAGATGGAGCGACAATCCCTGAGGTTGTCGATGCGCTTCAATGGCAGGCCCATAC